GACGCGCATCCCGGGTGAAAGCCCCGGGCGTACGACCTGGTTCGGGATGATTCCCGTTCTCAGTGCGGAGGCCCCGCAAACCGAGCCGCCCTGTAGGCAACTTCTAGAATGGGGAGTTAACTCCTGGCACTGGCCCGAAGCATGAACTGATCGCGGTGGCAGGGTTCTTCGGGTAAATCCCGGCCGCGTGTTGTGATTGTGTTAGGGCAGGTGACAGTCGGCAGGGTCGACCCCCTGCTTCAGGACCACTGTCTTCCTGGACGACCGTTGCTGAAAAAGGGCCGCCACGGTCTGTAGCTCGCCGACGCTTCTAATTCAGGCCGGAGGACCACGCTCCGTAATCGAGCCCAAGTACTCAAACCCCAGCACCCCTGGGTCACGCCCTACGCCGCCCTTTTAACGCTTCGGCTAATAGGGTCTATCCGGCGGGTTGACAAAGGGCGCAGGGTTACCTGGTACTACGAGCTTGGGTGTCCCTGGGAGTAATCCCAGGGTGCCATGCTGCAGCGCAGGCGGGCGAGGGTGGTGCCTCGGCCTAGGGGAAGAGCGCAAGTGACCCCGTGCTGCATAAATCCCCCCCCTTTTTTCTACATGGGTGTTCCATGTGCCGCCAAGATGGCGCTGTTGTTGCTTTTCCTGGCCGGCGTGGCTGCTGCCCCCTCGCATCTCTGCGAGTGGGAAGGCAAACCTTACTTGACTGAGTGTTGTGCTTATCAGGACATTTATTACTGTGCATCTAGCTATTGTCTCACTGTTCCTGGCTGCCGAGTTTGCTCTCGTGATGTTTGCTGGCCATCCCCTGTTCCGGGGGTGTCTGTCAAACCAGGTGGTCACTCCTGGGCGGAGGAGGTCTGCTCACACTTCGAGTTGCATTCATGGCTTGCTTACGTTGCAGGTGTTGGGGGCGTCGGGGAGCTGTATGGCGCGGGGCTCATCGCGGGTCTCGCTGCTGTTTCAGCTGTCCCGGCTTCTACTCCCCCTTTAAACTGCTCTGTTGAGTGCGCTTGGGGGTATGAGGTAATGCTTGGCCCGGTCAGGTCCTGGCTCCTTGAGCTTGGTTCCTCTTCCGGGTTTTGGCTGCTTCAGCTTCCTGGCGCTCTCTGGTCTTTTGTTGCAAGTGTTAGTCCTGTTTTTCTTGTTCTGTTGGCCTTGCTCTTCTTGGAGGGGCGCTGGCCTCTAATTGTAGCTCTTGTCGCCATCCGGTTGCTAGTTTGCCCGGCGGACGGGTTGCACACCCTCTGCGCGAACCGTGGTGATAGGCTTGAGTGCCCCTGGGGTGAGCTTTGGCTCACTCCCCGTGACGGGTGTAAACCCGGCATGGGTGTGACCGAGGCCCGCCCTGGGCAGCGCTGTCCCAGGCCTCTCCCACGGCAAGCGAATTGGGTCTGTCTCTCCGGCTCCTGGTCTTACTGGCTTCCGGGCGGTGGCCCTTACCTTGCCCCCTTCTGTTCCACATGCTGCCTCTTTGGTCCTTCCACTAGCAACGGCTTCAGATGTCTCAGTCATTGCTGTCTGATGGATGAGAGACCCGCGAAGTGCGGGGGCTGCTACCACGGTGGTTGTTCCGCATCTTTGCGCATGGGAGAGAATGAGTCTTGCATTTGTGGCCCTAAAATTTCTGACCATCTACGAGCTATCCAATATGTCAACTACACTCCTGGCCTTCGCATCCAGCTGCGTGCGTCCCCCCAGGTTGCGTTACACGGAGCGCTTGTTCCGTTGACGCTGACCTACGGGCCGTATGTGTATGGGTATGATGGTCCTGTGTTTTGGGCTGCCCGCCCTAGGAACGCCACGTGGCCAGCCGGGTTGTATTCCCCACTTCCTGGTGAACCACTGTGGTGCTCCACGGGTGTGTCGTGCGTTGGCGCTGGTGGGTCGCATCGGGCGGCCACGCCACCGGGCTATGCCTGGACGCGTGTGTCCTATGCAGGCTCATTAGTGGTTTCGCGCGGTTGGCAAGCCGTGGGTGATTCAGTCTTTGTCCCGGTCACGTACTTGCTTGACTTGTGTTTCTTCTGTGCTACTCTTCTGTCTATAGCGAGGGCTCGTTTCACTCTGCTGCTGTTCCTTGCTGGTTGGCTGTGGCTCAGGGGTGGTATTGTTTGGGCTTACCCTCTTGATGGCATGGCTTGGTTCCCTGTGGAATCCTTTTCTGTTCCTCCCACCGGTTGGGACTGCACTGTCAATACTGATTATCAGTTTTGGGAGTGCGTCGACTCCACACGATACCGGCGGGCTATAGTGTGCCGTGCATTCACGACCACTACCTCCAGTAACACCTCTTCCCCTACCCAACTTTGCTTTGACTATGTCGGCCCATCCCAGGATCCTTGCAAGATCTATGCTTGGCAAAACATCTCTGCTTGCTTTCGAAGAGGCTGGGGCAACCTGACCTCTGCGTTTGCTGGCCTTGCTGGGGTGCCGGGTGCCTTGGGTCAACTCGGTCTTGGTTTGGGCGCCGCGGTCGTCGGAGGTCTTGGCGAGGCTTTCGAGGGCCTTTGGGTGGGCGGCCAGTACGTTGTTTCTGCTTTGTCTACTTCCACATCCGCTGTCGCTTCGGCATGGCAGGCGTTTAGAAATATGTCTGTTCCTAGGATCTATGTCTCTGCTGCTACTTCTCATGTAGTTGTAGGTTCCACTCTTTTCGGCTCTGCGGTGAGGTTGCCCACCACGATTGAGGTCGTGTTGGGAGTCGCCTTGTGCCTCGTTTACTTTCGTTTCCGCGGCCCTGGTCGCCTTGTTGCAGCTGCTGTTCTCAAGTTTTACAACACTCTTGGAGCCTTGGCTATCCTCGCCATCGCGGTTCTTGGTCGGCCGGGGAGGTCTGCCTTGGGCTTGGAGGTGTGCTTTGATGTGTCAGGGCCCGGGTGGGATGTGCCGGATGGAATTCTACCATGGTGCTTTGCTGGTGTTGTGTCCGGGCTGTTAATTCACCTGGCCACATTCAACCACTGGTGTCGTGGGTGGAAACTCCGCCTGTACTCCCGCTGGGCCTTCTGGTACTCCAGAGTCATTTCCTGGTTCGAGGTGTGCCCCTTCGGCATGGACTCAGAGTTTAGGTGTGTGAGGCGGCTGTGGTTCTTTGCTTGTCTGTTTTGGCCTGATGAGTGCACCTTAGTCTTAGGCACTTATTGCTTTGTTGCTATTTGCTTTGATCTCTTTGATATGTTCCTTGAAGCTTGCCTCTGTTCTCAACCCTCTGTGTCGAGTGTGGCTGCTCTTTTGGAGGTTGCCGCGCGCGCCCGCAGCAGTAGTCTAGTTCGCTGGATTATTGTGCGGGCGCGTGCGAGGGGTGTGTTGCTCTATCAACATCGGGGTGATGTGCCCTGGAGGGCTGTCTCGTTCCTGAAGGAATTGGAGTGCGCGCTGGAGCCCGTTTCTGTCTCTGCTGAGGATCTGGAAGTCGTGCGTGACGCGGCAGGTGTCCTGGAGTGCGGTAAGTTCTTCAGGGGTAAGCCTGTCGTGGCGCGCCGCGGCGACCAGGTCATCGTTGGGGCTGCGAAGTCCGTCGGGGCGCTCCCGGTGGGCTTCGTTCCGTGCGCACCGCTGGTGGTGAGGAAGGCAGGGAGAGGTGTGTGGAGCACTCTCACTACCAGTGTGTTAGGACGAGACAAACAGGACTACAGTGGGAATGTGTATGTCCTTGGGACGGCTGCGAGCCGGTCTATGGGTACCTGTGTGGGGGGTGTCATGTTCACAACGTGGCACTCCTCGCAGGGGCGCACATTGGCTGGTCCGACTGGTCCTCTCAATCCGCGGTGGTGGTCGGTCAGTGACGACACTGCCGCTTACCCAATTCCCTTAGGTTCCAGATGTATGGACGTCTGCACCTGTGGCACCCGGAGCGCATGGGTAATGCGTCGTGATGGGGGCCTAGCCCATGGAGAGTTGTCACCAGTGAATGAAGTCAGGTTGGATGTCTCTGGCAGGGTCCGTGCTTTCCGCGGGGCCTCCGGCAGTCCTGTCATGTGTGACCAGGGGCACGTGGTGGGCATGATGGTGTCGGTCCTCCATCGAGGGCCTGATGCCTTCGCTGTCCGCTATGTTGAGCCCTGGAAGGCCTTACCTGCAGATGTTCAGAGCCCACTGTCCCCCCTCTCTCCTCCTCCGGTCCCAGCAATGGGAGCCTATGAGGAGAGGTCGCTGTTCGTGCCGACGGGGTCCGGAAAGTCCACCCTGGTCCCTGCCAGTTACGCCAAGGAAGGGCACAAGGTCCTTGTTCTAAATCCTAGCGTGGCCACGACCGCGTCGATGCTCGATTACATGAAGGAGCTGACTGGTGTCAGCCCCAGCGTGTTTTGCGGGCACGGGGCGAACGCGATCACGCGGCGGACGCAGAGCAAGATTACCTATGCCACGTACGGGCGTTTCCTGGCACGGGCTGAGGAGTTCTTGAAGGACGCTGACGTCGTGATTTGCGACGAATCACACAGTGAGGACGCTACAGCTTTATTGGGGATTGGCTCCGTCATCATTCATGCGAAGTCTTGTGGTGTGAAGTTGGTGCTGTTTGCTACTGCTACTCCACCAGGGACGCAGAGCACTCCGCACCCGCGGATCACAGAGATTCCGCTGACTGCTGAGGGGGACATTCCCTTTTATGGCTTCAAGCTTCCTGCTGCGAAGTATCAGAAGGGGAGACATCTGGTTTTTGTCCATTCAAAGGCTGAGGCAACAAGGCTCGCCACTGCTTTCACAGCACATGGCTGTCGTGCAATTTACCACTATTCTGGTCGAGATACCTCCCAGATTCCCGCCTTGGGTGACCTAGTGGTTGTTAGCACTGATGCCCTGTCCACTGGCTACACGGGGAACTTTGACACCGTCACTGACTGTTGCGTCGCCACGCATGAGGAAGTGGAGGTTGACTTAGATCCCACGTTTACCATCAGACTTATGACGAGGCCTATTAATGCCGGGTTGCGGATGCAACGGCGTGGCAGGTGCGGACGTGGTGCGGCTGGCACGTACTACTACGCTCTTGCTGCTTCCCCCCCATGTGGCGTCGTCTCGAGCGGTGCCGTGTGGGGGGCTGCCGAGGCAGCCGTGTCTTGGTATAATATGACCTCTGACCAGGCAGCGCGCCTCCTGCGGGCCTACGCAGGTTGCGCGTATACTTGTCACATCTCTACACACATTGAGGATGCCACGCGTGCAGTTGCGGCGCTGAGCGCTTTCTCCACGCACCCTCAAGTCACTCGGTTGCGCAATGCATCCGAGTCCTGGCCATTACTCGTTGGTGCCCAGCGTGCTGTGTGCGTTCAGCAGGACGCTGCGCCCCCTGGCAATGACCCTCGGTGGGCAGGGCTCACTGGCCGCAATGCCACCCCGCTGCTTTTTCGGTTCGGCAACGAGATGCCAGAAGTGGTAGTTCGTCACCCGACTACGGACGCGATCGCTGAGGCTCTTGGTGAGAGTGTCACGGAGACGGCTGCTGGACCGATTCTGTTGGTGGGCTTGGCTGCGGCTGCGGCCCTGGCCATTGGGGATTATACCGGAAGCCTGGTCGTGGTAGCCGAAGTGGTGGTTGAGCCCGGAGGGAATCCAGTCCCCCCTTCTGGGCCCATCCGCTATGACGGTGTCCCGACCGGGAGAGCACAAGACGGCCGAGTTGGCCCTCGGCCTCTTGATGATGACCAGGTCATGGAGGCGTTGGAGGATGTTGTGACCCAGACAGACTGGAGTGTCCTTCAGAACGTTTGGAACACGATGACCGACAATGTCTCGCCAGCTATGGAAGCTGCCGCGGGGGCGTCGCGGCAGTTTTATGATCGCCATTACCCCGGCTTGGTTGCGATGGCCAGGGGGGCTGCGGAGCGAGCAGCCGCAGCTGGGGCGGCTGCGGCGCAAACTCTGAGGCTCTCCTCCCCTCCATCTGAGCCTGTGTCTTGGTGTGAAGCCATGCTGACCCAAGTGAAGAATACATCTGTTGGTCAGGGCTTCCTGCGAGCGTGGACGGCGCTTACAGGAAATATCGGCCCTGTGGTGTCCCTGGTGACGGCGGCGTGGGCGGCGGGGCGGTCCCCCCCCCTTGCCTGCGCGGCCTCCCTCCTACTTGGTCTGCAAGCTGCTCTCCCGCTGGAGACGCGACTGCCTTGCGCAATTCTGGCCGGGGCTATCGGTACTTGTACTGGTACCCCCGAAGCAGGGTTGGGCATGATGGGAGCGTTTATGGTTGGAGGTGCAGTGGGGTCTCTTAGCGTCTTCGGCTTCCTCTTGGAGGTCTTGGGCGGCTGGGAGGCCACAGCTACTACTGCTTCTTTCTGTTTTGACTTACTCACTGGAAAAGCTAAGCTCAAGGATGCTGTCTTCCTGATACCGGCTTTGGGCGCGCCTGGCCCGGCTCTGGCGGGGGTTGCAATCGGGGCAGTGCTTGCGGCTGCTCTGCGTGCTGGCCCCGGCCAGGCCTGGTTCAATCGCGTTCTCAGCATGGTGCCAAGAGGGCAAGTCCTGCCAGACGGATATTTCCTTGAGGAGGACGTCACTGCTCGTGCAAGCGAACTCCTTAAGCGGATGTCCATCTCCAGGGCTGTCATGAGTGTGCTGGAATGTGTTCATCAGCAGTATGAGACTAGGACAGATGGCAGTGTGTTTTGGACGATCGTTGCCGCTTGCCTTGACGGTGCGAGGCGGTTTCTTGACTGGATCATTGCTTATGTGAAGGACAGGATACCATCAGTGGCTATCCCTCTCGTGTCATGTCAACGAGGCTACACCGGCCCTTGGGTTGGTTCGGGGGCAGTTACAGCTAACTGCACCTGCGGAGCACTCTTCACGGCGCATTTCGTCGATGGCGTGTGCCAACGGCGTACTTGTACCAGTGTCTTGTGTTCGGCGAGGTGGCAGCGGGGGTTCCCTATTAACACCTTGGGAGCTTCCACTGGTCCCCAACCGGCCCCTGAGCTGGAAGGTCAAGATGCCATACACCCGATGGGAAGTAGGGATTGGGTCACGCTGCGCCGGTCCGGGTCTACGGTGACTGTTGTTGGGGCGTCATGCTTCACCATCACAACCGCTCTCCTGCGCTCGGCAATGCGCAACCCGCCTCACACCGTTGCTGGTCAGCGAGTGACTTTCCGTGGAGGTTCTGTTGATCCTGCTATGCCTTACTGTGTGGGAGCCAGAGTTAACTATGATGGTCAAATCCTTGAGTTGCCGTTCACTGTCCCGGCCGTGGACTTAGCACCTCCGCGGCCTAGGGCTTATGTACCGCCTACTCAGGATGAGCTTGACTCCGCCACTGGCGTGCCTTCCACCCTCCTGCGGGCCGCTGCGTTAGAGACACCAGACTCTTCCGTAGCTGGCACCGTTCGAGAGGCGGGAGTTCCGCTAGATGACCGAGGCATGCCCGAGATTATCCCCCCTCCCCCCCCAACGCCTGCGTTGCAGGGGGGTGCGGTGGCTAATACTCCTGACAATATCTTGTTGGCTCCACCTCTATCACAGGCCACTCCTCAGTATGTTACCAGAATTTTCACCCATGTTGCTACTGTTCCTATGTTTCCTCAGGGGGGGCCCACGGTGGTTCGGCAGATTGATACTCCTCCTCCGTCTTCTGGCGTTACGTCTGCGGGGCAGGCCGGTTCGGCCTATTCCGCAGATGTTTCATCAGTCGGCGGACCTCCATCTGTGTCGTCTGCCCAGCCCCCGAGTGCCCCTCCATCTGTTGCTCCATCTGATTCGGCAAGTCAACAAGGCCGAGCACAGCAAGCTACTTACACTGTTGGATTTCTAAGCACACCTGCTCCTGCACCCGAGCCAGAGCCTCCCCAGCCTCCTCCGGTGGAGCCTGCTCCCACGAGTAGGCCTGCATCGGACATTGGTTGGCACGCGCACAGACGCCCTGGATCGGGCCTTCTCGCAGCTATGGCTATCGAGCGTGATGATGTGGAGTCGCTCCATGAGGCCATGGCCGAGAAATCGGGCGAGGTCACTGGGGCTGCTGCACGTCAGATCGCCGAGGGTGTAGTTGAGGGGGCTTTGTCCTCTGCTGAAGGCGTGCATCGGGCTCTTGCGGCTACTGGAGCCCTGGAGGTCGCCACCGGCGTCACCCCCACGCAGTCCGGGTCGAGCACCGACGGGGACACTCCTGCCTCGGCAGAGGCGGGTCGTGTTTCTCGCGTGATGCAGGCCGTTCGGTCTGCATTCGATTCCGTGCTGGGTGATGGAGGCGTCGAGGCGCCGGCCCCCGGGACTCAGGTAGCTGCTCGTGTCCAGTGTGAGGCTCATGGCATAGATAAGATCATTGTCGTGAGCTCTCGCACGCTGACTTTGGTGCAGTTGGCAAACCTTGCTGGCATTACTCCCCACCATTCCCACATCTACAGTGTCCGGGGCTCCAGGCGGCGCCCCACTCTCAAGTTCCTCAAGCTGTGTCCAGGTGGGGGTGATTTGGTCGTGAGTTGTCGTGGGTGCCCTCGATCTGCTGCCCAGCGAGCTGAAGCCCCGCAGCCCGAACAGATCCCTCAGGGGAATCTGGAACGGGTTGTGCGGGTAACGGCTTGCTGTTGTGGCAATGACAGGGCATACACGGCATCTTATCGGCCGGACACTCTCATCGAGGAGATTGCTCGACGGGCCGGAGTTGTCTGCACTGAGGACCATCAAGTTGGTTTGTGGCACAATGGGCAGAGGTTAGTGTTTTCCGACATGTTGCGTGACGTTCCTGTCACTTCTAGTGGCAGGGTCGAAATGATCGCGACGTGCGGAGACGCAAGCAGTGTTGAGGAGACTACCTGTGGTTACTCATACTTGTGGTCTGGGATCCCGCTGAACATTCGACAGCGGAGGAGGCCGCCAGTTACGAGACCTACAGGTGCGTCATACTTAGCAGATGCAACCAAAGCCTATGTGACACAGATGGACATGGTGGGTGATCGTGTCAACAAGGTCACCATTTTGCAGCGTGATGCTGAGGAAGATTCCTATCTCCGCGATGCGTTTAATCTAGCGAAAGCCAAGGTTACCTCTCACAAGAGGTTCCCTGGGTGGACGTACGATGAGGCGCTTGCGAAGACTAGGTCTAAAACTGCCAGTTCTAAGAAGATTACTTACAAGGACTTGTTTACAGCCAAGGGCGAGGCTGCCGTTAACGCAGCGTTGGACGACATCGCTGCGGGCACGGATGTGCCTTTCACCCTGACTGCCAAAGAGGAAGTTTTCTACAAAGATAAGAGGACTTTAAAACCACCTAGATTAATTTGTTTTCCCCCATTGGAATTTAGAGTCGCGGAGAAGATGATCCTCGGGGACGTTGGTGAGCTCGCTAAAACCGTGCTTGGTGACGCCTACGGGTTTCAATATTCTCCACAGCAAAAAGTTTCCTACCTGCTGCGTGAGTGGGCTTCGAAGCGCCTTCCTATGGCCATTACCGTGGATGCGACGTGTTTTGATTCATCAATCACTCCCAGTGATGTGGAGAGAGAGATGGAGATCTTCGCGTGCAACCATGCTAATGCGCCACTGGTCCGTGCTTTGGGGAAATACTATGCATCAGGTCCCATGGTGAACGGGAGCGGTGTGGAAGTCGGAGTTCGGCATTGCCGGGCTTCCGGAGTTTACACCACTTCCTCTGCAAATTCAATTACATGTTGGCTTAAGGTTTCTGCTGCCTGTCGCAAGATAGGCTTGCAAAACCCGTCCTTCCTTATCCATGGAGATGACTGCCTCATCATTTGTGAGCGTACCGATGAGCCTTGCGCTGCGCGTCTGAAAGCGGCGCTCGCCTCATACGGTTATGCCTGTGACCCAGAAATCCATGCATCCCTGGATACTGCGGTGAGTTGCAAGACTTACTTAGCGGAATGTATCGCAGGCAAGGGTAAAACCAAACACTATTTCATGTCCACTGATTTTCGATTGGTTCTGGCTAGGGCGTGCAGTGAGTACGGCGACCCTACGGCCTCCGCAGGTGGTTACACGTTGAGCTACCCTTGGCATCCATTGACTAGGCATGTGTTGATTCCGACACTGCTTACCCCTTTGTTTGCCGCTGGGAAGTCTCCACGTGAGACTATCTGTTGTGAGGTCGCGGGCAACCGCATCCACTTTCCGCTCTTATCATTACCATCGATTTTGGTCTCGTTGCACGGCCAGGACGTCCTAGATGTTCGGGCCGATTCAACAAAGACACTGTCAGAAGCACAAAAAGCATTGCAGGCCTTGTCGATGCGGGGGCTGAGCTGGTACCGCAAGAGGGCTACCATCCTGCGCACCCGCCTCATCAGGGCTGGGGGAGAGTGGGCCTACCTCGCACGCACGTTGCTGGCGACGGCGTCGAGGACGGCTAGTTCTCCTCCGGTTGTAAATGCCATGTCAAACRTCAATGAGTTGCTGGCAGTGTGGGAACACCCATATTCTTCCCTGGATTGGGACGTTGGGGACGCCCCCAGTCGCACCTTTCTAGGTCGAGGAGTTATGTGGTTCTCCCGCAAACTAGGGCTCGACACGGCTATAGAGCTAATGACGCGCCATGCCCACTTAATTGTGGGGATGTCGTGGATGGCCTATTTCCTTGCGGCTCTGGTGTGACTCCAGCCGATGCCCTTACAGGGCATTCTTCCTTCCTGCTCCCCTAACTCTGCGTGAGATCGGGGCAGGTACTGTGCGCTTCTCTCTAACTCTTCGTGAGATTGAGGGGCTTGCAGTCTTTCCGCCAATCTAACTCTACGTGAGATTTTGGCGGGCCTCCCTGCTCCCCTAACTCTGCGTGAGATCGGGGCAGGCTCTGTTCGCTTCTCTCTAACTCTTCGTGAGATTGAGGAGCTTGCAGTTCTTCCGCCAATCTAACTCTACGTGAGATTTTGGCGGGAGYATTCCCCCCTATGGGGGGCCAAGGGCAGGTTGAAAGGGGCTTGGCGACCCCCCCCTAACCAGCCACGCGCACTGTGCGTGCGCGGCCGCACCTTAAACGGGTCTGACGCACCCGCGGATGGGAGTCCTGTGGCAGGTATGCCGGGGCAGGTTGAAAGGGGTTTCACGCACCCCCCCCTACCAGTGCCGTCGTTGGTAACGCGGGCAGCAGCAAAGCGGGGCCTAGCAACCCCCCCGTAGCAGCTCTGACGAATGTCTGTGGCAATGCCCTACACCATTGGCGACGGTGTMGTATTAGAAGCTCCTCCCCGGATGGGGCGCCCTGCCAGGCGAGATTAAGGTGGCAGCCGGATCGTGTTGGGCCTAAGGCCCTTCACTTTCT